TTTACGCTAAAATTAAATGTAAACATAAGTTACCTCTTTATTGCCACTTAATTATAGCATAGTTATATGACTAAATTATTTAGGCGCATCAGGAAGTAAGCCAAGACCACCGTTAACCCCTGCGGCCAAGACTAGTAACTGGCTTACATCACCATGACCAGACCATATCATGATCATTCCTATCGCAAATGTGCCAATACGAATGATACCGCGTTTTGTACTTGCTTCTTTTAAGTCTATTTTCATGTTAGTTAGTCCTTACTAAGTTAACTTCGTTTACTGTCAATGTTGCAATAGTATTACTACCAAGAAATAACTGTATTTGAACTATTGTATTCCATACGGCAATAGCTCCACCTGGATCAACTATTGTTAAAGGGTCTAATTGTTATGGTGCAAGAAACCCCAGACGATGAGCCATGGTAAGTTATAAAGCAGCCCATACGCCGGCACGCCGTAACAAACGGCCTGCTGGCAGGACACCGCCTGTTGAGTTATACATTTCATCGCCGTTAACCGGAATCAGCTGTGCACTTCCATACGTTGAAGCGTTATTCATATTAACCTGGGCGAATGAACTGGGCACGCTTAGTCTATATGTAGGAGTTCCGAACCCGAATAATGCGATTGTTTCAGCGTTAACGGTAAACCCTTGTGGTGCTACTAAATTAAAAAACCCGCTTCCAGCTTGTATAAAGTTACCGCCACCAGAAGCAGCCCATTCAACATTTGCCGAGCAATAGACGTTGACTGTACCAGTTGCCGTTGTACCAGCGCAGTTTATAATTGATGCGCTTCCGATTTTAATATTGTTAAAAGTAGCCTTCAAAGTTCCAATTGCAATATTTCCAATTTTAAGAAGTGAGGCAACTCTATTTGCAGTTTCAGTTGATTGCTTTACCCCATTGAAGGTAATTGTTTCTAGTCCTGCGGCAACGCCATAATCAATTAGAAAACCGCTAGTTGCATCATCAGACGCGCCAACATCTATATCATTAAAAGTAATATTTTTAATAGATGCCCCGCCTAAATAAACCCAAGGGCCTTGTACTCCAGCTATAGCTGTTGAGCGATCAATTACTAAGTTTCCAACTGTTCCACCTGTTAACTGTAAAGGAATCTCATTAATTCCCATATATGGGAATCGAGAGTTACTAACGACTATTGATTTTATATTCATTCCTGTTTGTATAATTGCCGCAGTATTTCCAACCGCTCCTAAAGTTCTATCTAAAATAACCTTGTTTGCTGTTCCAGTTCCGGAAAATGAAATATTAGAAGCGGATTTTGTGGTTGTTGGCGAACTCCAAACTATAGGACCATTAACAATTAACATATCAATAGTTGTGCCAGTTAAGCCTGGCCCATCATCCATTACGCGCACTGCCGCCCCAACTGCTGTGCTTGGGTTGTTGTCCATCAATACGCCACGAATTGAGCCTATGCTTATTATGTTTCTAAAAGGACAGCTCACATCTGATGTAATCTTTACCCCGTTTAAAGCATTGTTTACTTTTAAACGCCTAACGTCTAAGCCGTCAAAAAAAGTCAATCCATACGGGCTTATAAACTCGTCATAGTTACCGCCCGCCCCTGATGCGTTAATAACGCCTGTAAAGGCAATATAATCATCTGCCTGTTGCGCTCCTGTTGTATATAGTTGAGCATCGCCTCCAAAGAAGTTATCAGCAACAAAACCGTCGCATCCTCCTTCCATCTGTGCACCAACTAAGCAATCAAACGCTGACCACCTATGCACTAAAGATATATCTGTGCAATTGTTTGCATTTAAGCCGCGAATTGATGAGCCACCGATAGGTATTTTTATGGTCAACCCGTTAACAGCTCCAAAACTAGCGGTATTAAACATCATTTGATAGCCTGGCAAAGATGATCCCTGATTAGCTCTATTTCCATCAATAGAGCCTGAGCCGCTTAAAGTTATATTATTGTCATAAGATAAATAAGTTGTTCCTGTTCCTGTTCCAGTTGCACCAGATACGAAATATGTCCATGTATCTAGGGAGGCCTTAACTATCTTAACCATACCTGGCGCAAAAGATGACCCTGTACTACTAGATAAAAATATAGTCCAACCAGGTAGCATCTTATGGGCTACATCAGTAACAGTAATATATCCCGCTGTAGCACTGAATGAAGCGCCTGGAATACTGCGGCGTATAGGAATTATATTATAGTAAGTACCTGTTATGACTGTTGTATTTGATCCAGTAGACGCGTAAGACCAGCTATTTGACGTAACTGCTGTAACTGTAACCTGTCCCCTAAATGATGTATCTGATCCACCAGTTATGTTTAAAAAATCTCCAACTTTTCTTCTGTGTTGATTTTCTTGTACAGTGGCAATATTAGATGCCCTTGAAAAGTTAACTGAACCGGCAACATTGCCGTCATATTTTGAACGTATGACAGGTGTCTGTCTCCCTGTTGCTGAAATTAGATTAGCATTAATTTCAAGTTCAATATTTGAGTAGACAACCAAACTTGGTGATATTGTAGCGGTTCCGCCGTTTATAATTACTTTTTGAAGGCCATTAGTAAACGCATTATCTATAGCAGATTGAATAGATAATGAATTTGTTATGGCTGTTACTGAATCTGATAGATTTGATATTAAAGCCAAACCGCTACCAATAGCAGTCTTTACTCCCAAAGAATTTACAGAATACAAAGTACCGTCTGGTAATTGATAAACACCTTGATCGATGGGTATCGTGCCGATAGTTGGGTACTTAACAACCATCGAAGAAATAGACCCATCGGGTGATTGTGACCCTAATATTTTCTTACCGTCGTCCGAATAAACAAAATCGTCGTTGATTCTCGCCATAAATTAGCCTTATTTAAAAATGGGGGCCGAAACCCCCATGTTGTTATTTTGCTTTAGCGATCTTAACGGGCATTTCTTCAGTTGGTTCATCCACTGATTCCAAGTTGCTACCGGGTAGCCCGTCGAAATCAATGATAGTACCTTCGGGAACCAATGCTTCGTTGATATAAGATTCTTCTAAAACCATGTATTTAGCCATGACAAATAACCTTTAAATAACAGTAAACCCGGATGGGTAGAATTTTTGACCGTCTTGGATGTCGACACCAAAGTCGCCGATCCAAACACCTGTAGCCACCGCACCTACCAATACATATTGCAAAGATAGATACTGTTGACCCAGAGACCCGATTAACGGATTAATATCGATTGCAATCCGTTTACCTGCAACCAAGGACGCGACCGGAATCGCGCCACTGGTTCCGATAACAGTCGGTGAAGCCATGTTCGAAGTGGCCGAAATGATCGCCTGGACTTCGACCGAGGTTCCACCCGTCACTGCAGTCGTAACGATAGCGCGACCGAAAACGTCCTCGCCTTCACCGAGGTCACGAGCTTGCGACAAATCGATAACGTTGGTAGCCAAAACTGTCACACTTGTTCCGGTGACAGTTTGACCAGTGATTGAATTGTCCACCGCACTAATGGACCCTGAAACTAATAAACGCGCATCTTGATACATAACTACTTACCCCCGGATGCTATCTTAAATAAATAAATTTTCATTTTAAAATTCCTGTATACTACACCGAACTTAACGGCAATAAATGGGATCAACATTATGGCAAAACGTTTTAAATCCGACTATGCACCCGAAGAATGGGCAGCATATCTTAAAAAACTCAGACTCAGGCGCTTGGCAAACGTTGACAAAGAACGCGAGCGACTTAGAGAATACAACGCTAGACCGGAAGTAAAAGAACGTCGAAGACTGCACGATGCAAAACACGAGGTTGCCAAGAAACGTCGAGAATATGCCAATTCCAAAAAAGGGAAACAAAAGGCTAAACTGGCATTCCAAGCTTTGAAAAATGACCCTGAGAAATGGAAAAGCCGCCTCGATTACCAACGTCTGAAACGAACGTCTTTCACCAAAGAACTTATCGACTCCCTTATTATTTTTCAAAATAACAAATGTGCAATATGCGAAACTATCTTTGATAATCCAAAAAATATTAAGGCCGATCATGACCATACGACAAACAAACCGCGAGGATTGTTGTGTCATAAGTGCAACATCATCGAAGGGATGATTTGCAAAATGGGATTTACCCCAATGGAATACGCTGATCGGCTCCATAACTATTTATTAAATAATCCGGTTAACTTATTGATTTCTAAATAACTCTAGCCTCAGTGTTCAATATTTGATCCACCTTACGAAGTGGGATACCCTCAAAGGATGCCCACCTCATTGGCGTACCGAATTGATTCGCACCTGCTTCCAGAGCCAACGCATTAACCGATTTTTCCATCGCCAAACGTCGCAGCAAAGAGAACACAGAACGGTTCATATAGAAACAAGGGCGACCCATTCCGAAGTTAGGAATACGGTCAATCGCTCTCAGCATCATGTGAAGAATATTGGTAGCGACTGCGGTAGTTGCCTGGGTGCCGGATAACGCAGCCATTGTTGCCGTATCAATGTTACAAATACGAACCACATAACGCCAATCTTTAACGACCAAACCATTTTTCCATTGGTAATGCGTTTGATAGGCTTTATATGGGTTGTTGTTTGAATCATAAACCGTTAACAAACCGTCGTCGGTAGAAACCAAACCGGCACGCGATCCTTTAGGGAATGGACAGAACACAGTATTTTCGCCCCAAACAACCAAGTAAACCGACGTGTTCGCGGATAACGTGCCGCCTGCGTCAAGGATATTCGCAGCATTCCCTGCACCTGAGATGGTCCCATAGCGACCTGCTAAACCGAGGTATTGACGAGCATCCGTTGCCGGGTTGCCGTATATCATGGTTTTAGCTTGCGTCTGGTTCATAGATTCCATAAACGCAGAATCCTCAGATTGACGGAACGCAGCGGTATTGCCGTTCAAATCCATCAAATCCTTATCGACCGGACTATAGGCTTCCAACATACCGACCGACTCGTCCACTTGCGCGGTAGTCGATTTGGAACGTGGGACACCTTGGTTAATAGAGCGCCAATAGACTGCTGGTAATCCTGTACGGATCGTGACACGGTGGCCGGTCGGCAAGTTGCCTTCCATAAACACAGCATCTTCTAAAATTTCGTTTTGTTGGCTCAATATCTCAGCGATTCGAGTTTCGATCCCGCCGTTTGGCGTGGTTCGTTTTGCCCAATCTGCAAGAGTTAAAGCGCCGTTGGCTAATGTTGCCATGATGACTCCTTAGTTCAAATTTGAGTTAGGGTATAAGAGTTTTGGATCGTTAGTTTTAGTCACTGCGACTTCACCTGTAACAACCGAATCCTCTTTTAACAATAAACCCGCCCGATAAAATGCCCGAATCATATCGGGGTTGTTACCCAGGCCGGTGCTATTGAGTAGCCCCTTAAGTTCTGGCGTTGCAAATGCGTCGATCGCTTTGCTTGCGATTGCCAAATTCTCGTCAAATTTATCACCGCCGAACTCCTTATCGGCTTTAGATTGCGCGGACCATTGTTCGGATACCTTCGCAATCATTTGTTCCTGTGCTTTTTGGTAGAAACCTATTTGCCCCTGCGCTTGTTCTTGAGTCAATCCCAACGACTTGGCCAGTTCTGCATATTCTTTGGCGACTTCCATATCGACCTGAGCACCTTCGGGAAACGTAAACGCTTCGGCAGATACTTCTGCCGGTGCATCTGTTGTTTCCGGTTCAGTGGTTGCCGGTTCCGTTACAGGATCGACGACCGGGGCCGCTGTTTCGGGTGTTACAGGATCGACGACCGGTGCCGCTGCTTCAGGTATTAGAATCGTTTCGCTCATTTTTATCCTTTTCTGTAATCATTTGAATGTAAACATCGGGACAACTATAAAACATTTCGTTTATGTATAGCCCAATCGACCGACGCCCCTCACGGTAGGCCATGATTGATGAATCGCTGTCGAATGTGGACTGATATACGCCACATACTCCCAAGAGACTCGCAACCAATCTGCGACCCTCTTTAGTTGATACAACTGTCTGAAAATCATGCTCGGCTTTTAAACGTTCAAGCTTACGATCTTGTTCGCGCTGTACTAATTCTTCTTCGGTCGGATAGGCGTTTTTCATAATAAAAACTTTACATCAAATTATATAAACCATGCACACGGTTATCGTGTTTGTATCTTTTGGATCGTGTCCGATACCAAGTTACCCGGCGTTGATGATATGTTACCCAAATTATGAGCGGCTTGGCTGGCTTGGAGGATAGCTTCCTGCTTCTGTTGTTGCGCTTGAGCTTGGGAACGCTGCTGACGTATCAAGGCGACTTGTTCCCCAGCAATCATCAATTCGGGATCGACGCCCAACTTATCGCTATAAATCTCTGCCCATTTGTCCTCGTCGAAGTTATCGAGCACGTTCGGCTTGATCGTTGCGAGTTGTCCCATGTTAGTAACAAAGCGATCGATACCAGCGACACTGATCGACTTTTGCGCCTGGGCAAGTATTGACGTGTATTCAACATTTAAGTCATGCCCTTGCAACTCTTGAGGCGGTGGTGGCAATAGCCCACCTGTCAACAATCGCTCGAAAACTGTTTCGACCAATGGATCGAGTAATTCATTGCTTAACCGTTCGATGACTGGTCCGAGCATCAACATTTTTTCCTCGTTACGCGCTGCGACTTCTGTCGCTGTCATTTGACCGTTCGCAGGTTGCGAGGAAATCATCAGGAAAATGTCTTTAAAGAACGCCGAATTGATTCGATGTCGAATATCTTGCTGCGACATTAACAACTCACGAATGTCGAGCTGGACTTCGAAAGCCGTCTTGATTCCCTGTACCGCACTCGACGCGTCATAGTAGTTAATACCGCCGGGAAATATTTCGAGTTCTCGGTTCTTTAAGTAAGAGGGGACTTGTAGCGGAGGGTTAGCTTTGTAGTCGATGGCTTGCATCTTTCTAAATTCCCCCGTCTGCAAGGCTTTAACATCACCGAGGGCATACATGCCCGGACTGGTCCCATAAACGTCAGTACCTGTTATCTTCCATCGTGGCGATACGCAGGGATAGGATTTAAACCCGGATTCCCTCAAATACTTGTCTTGAATGTCGCGTTCGAAATAACAGGACTTCCACGGCATATTTTTTGAGCCGGGCTTCCCGTACTCACGATCACGATCAGCACGCGGTTCGATAGCGTGGACGATTGTTATCCATGCCCCAAGCGCCCCTTTATCGAACAATGCTTGGACATTGGGCGAACAATTTGTATAACCAAATTCTTTAACAATCGCACCGACGGTTTTTTGAAACTCTCGATACAATGTAACCACATCACCTTTCCAGTCCGTATCGATAGAATACTCGCCAATTGTGAAGGATTGCATATGGATGATATTTTTATAATCATCGGCCATGAACGAGGAAGCTGTGCCGAATACGGCGAGTTCTTCATAGATACCATGAAGCGCACGATATACATTTGACTTGGCGAATACTTCCTGAATGATCCCTGTGACCTGATTCAACCAGACTTTAACGGACTGTACTTTCATCACGTCACGATCTGCAAGCGTCAACGAGAACCAAGGTCGTGATGGTGAAGTCATGCCCGACATCATGCCAGCAACCAACACGTTCACCGCATCACCGCCCGTCGAATCATAGATAGAATTGTATCGCTTGAGTCCCCGGTTACGATCCGTTACAAAAAATCGACCATTGACGGGCAATAGATTCTGACTCAATTCCTGCCAATGTTGCCACCACGACGAGCGTTCTGTTCGAAGTTCGCCGAGCCGTCGATTTAAATCTCGAATGTCCCCCACGTTATTTACCTAACAACGTGCGTTTTTGTAACATACCGGGATCAACCGCAGCCCCTTGACCACCCGTTAACAACGTCGATTGAACTTGGCCGCCACCCTGGGCGACGTTCTGCGACGCGGTATCATTTCTGACCGCTTGTTGATCGGGAGTCTTGGCGAGCTGCGGTGGTGGGGCTGGTGGTGGTGGGTCTTTTGGGCCGCCTCCGCCACCCCAACATGAGAGGCTTACAGGTAAAATATTGAATTTATAGATACGCATTGGAAACCTCGAAACGATATTGTTTAAAAATATCACCGAATCTTAAAACGATGCACACCGGCGACGCCCTTTAACGATGTCCCTGACTGTAGACTTCGAACAACCAAACTGCGTCGCCAATTGAAAATAACTAAAATCGCCCGTCGAATAGAGTTTGTCCATTTCATGACATTGGGCGTCGGTGAGTCTTGCTTTGGGATGATCTTCGCCACTCGCATAACCACGAACTAATCGGGGCTTGAGCCATGCCGGGTTATTTATCAATGACCACCCGATTAACTTCGATCCAAATTCGGGCTTGCCGAACATAACGCGCCCATCCTCGGTGGCCGTCAAACAAGGTCGATGTAACGGAGGTGCAGAAAGTACCCACTTAACATGGCAATCATCACCAACCAGATTCGCCCAGGCATAAATGGGAACACTCGTCTCCGGTACGGACAAATGGATTTCTCCATTATCCAACATCACTATGATTTTGGAACCGGCGAGCGGTTTACGTAATCGGTATCGTTGCCAGTCAATCATAAATCACCTTCTAATTGCAAATGGATCATGTCCGCGTTGTGCGTCTGCACGATGTCGTGATGAAAAAACACTCTTAGGACTCACCGGATAAGCGAACGTCAACGCCAACGCGTCGGCACGATCCGGCGATCGTCCTATTAATTCTTTGATGTCATCCTTCGACACAAGGCGGAACTTGTCCCCTTGGAAACTGTACTCGGTAGCACACAGTTCTTCCTTAAGCTCTGAGTCATACGGTATCGAGCCACCCGACTTGATCCAGTTATGCAACTCGAAATACATTTCTGAACGCTTATTGAAATATCGCGCATCGTTTGCTTTACCGGCAAACTGTACGCCAATCGGGTCTTTACCGATTTGTCGCAACGCATCGACCACCCCAGCACCATAGCCCCCCGTTTCATCCACGAAACACGCGTCGGCATTGTGTTCTGACATTTCAATCGATACAGATTGGGCCACGAGCATGGTGTCGGGGATTCGCATTAACTTGATTGGGAACGACGCCATACCTTGACGGCGACACGTCGCACTCATATCGTCACCCTGGCGCGCCACGTCAACACCAAGGATAATAGCGGCGTGACTCTGTGTCTCCGGTGGATAGACTCGCTTCATTGCGTTATCAACGTCCTCAACTGAAAACAACGCATTGGCCGAAGCACTTGGGAATTCCCCACGAACCCGGACTTTAAAGAAATCCGAATCTTCGCCCCAATCGGCCGCCCATTCTGCAAACTTGGTTTTGTTGGTGCCCTCAACCGTTCGGGAGTCAATCTTGCGATGACGCCAACGGTGGGCAAATTTACCAAAACATTCGCGGAACATACCCACGTTACGAGTCGGGTTACCGAACGCGATCCATAATATCTCGGTGTTCTCGTCAGTTAACGCGCCTTGTGCGACTTCCCAAACCGCGTCATCGATTGCACTGGCCTCGTCGAATATGATAACGATTCTGCGCCCTTCGTTGTGTAATCCGGCAAATGCCTCGGTATTATTCTTCGACCAGGTGACAAAATTGGCGCGCCATTCCTTCGATGCTCCTCCATCTTTAACCGCGATTGATTGCGCGGATAAATCGAACCAATGGGCATTTAAAGCGAGACGGTGCCACTTGGAAATTTCAGGGGAGGTTTTCGTTAACAACTGGGCTTCGGTGTTAGCGGTAACAACAACCTTGGTGTTGGGACATGTGGACAATGCCCAATTAATCAACATGCCGAACCAGGCACTTTTTCCAATGCCGTGACCGGAAGCAATCGCGGCTTGGTAAGGTGTGAATCGAGTCGCGGGGTTCGAGAGGTGGGCGGTTATATGGGCGAATTCTTCGAACTGCCAATCACGCGGACCGTTATGATTCGCTAAGTCACCTTTGCCCCAATCGTAAGCGACATCGATCCACCCAAGCGGATCGGTCGCACAGGAAGCGGCGAGCTTGGCGATCCGATCATCAATCGATTCGTCTGGCTTTGATCGCAGCATCTAGGCGTGAACTAAGGGATTCTGAGACTTGTTTGTTGTCCGCCTCGTAGAGTCCGAGGTGTTTATCAAGGGCATTGAGTGAAGCGGTCTTATCGACGAATTTGAGCTTAGTGATCGTGTGAGTCGATTCGGTACGGGGATCATACTTGTCGATCGTTTCGTACCCGGCAATACAGGCCG